TAAAATAAAAAGTTGACAGCTCAGCCCCTCCCATGTTAATAAGACTCATGAAGGTTGTTAACTACGTAATTATTAAAGGATCAACGGGACTGGGTCGTTTGCCTCCTGGATCTAATAATTTCCTTCAATACTAACTAACAAAAAAGGAATAAAAAAAATGGCATTATTAAATTATTACAGCCAAACTAAAATGGCTAAGGGTGAGGCGTTTGGATATAAAACAGCGATCTTACATTTTGCGCCCTATAATATGAGCGGCAAAAATGTTTGTCCAAAAGCAACTAAGGGGCCTGGCGGATGTATTAAACCTTGTTTAAATACTTCAGGCCGTGGACAAATGAACAGTGTGCAGCAGGCTCGAATAAATAAAACCAATTATTTTTGGAATAACAAAAATGGTTTTTTGTGGGAACTGTCAAAAGAAATTGAACTATTAAAAAAGAGGGCAGCTCGAGACGGTTTTAAATTTGCCGTTAGATTAAATGGAACGTCCGACCTGCCATGGTTTAAATATAAAGTTGATGGCGGTGGCAGCCTTATGGATCTTCACCCCGATGTACAATTCTATGATTACACCAAAGTATTAAATTACTTAGATCATGGCAAAAAAAATTATCATGTAACCTTTAGCGACTCAGGGACCAATTACCAGGATCAAGTCGAGGCCATGACAAAATATTTTGCAAACGTGGCTGTAGTCTTTAAGGATAAGCTGCCGTCTACCTGGATGAGTCGTAAAGTTATAGACGGTGATGCGCATGACTTACGTTTTAAAGATCCATCAGGCGTGGTTGTGGGTTTGGTAGCTAAAGGACTCGGTAAAAAAGTTAACGTGAATTCCTTCATTAAGGTTGCAGTTTAGAACGGTTCTAAAGTATGGAGCTGCTTTACGTCTTAATATGGTGTTTAAAAAAAGAAATATTAATTTTAATTTTTTTGATTTTTTTATTTGCATTCTTTTAAACTCTCCTATATTAATGGGATATATAACATAAGTTATATATAATTAACTAACGAGGTAAAAAAATGAGTACACTCAAAAAACACAGTAAGTTATTTAAATTAACTACTGAACAGAGCAAGCTTTTATTTAATTACAATAAAGCTAACGACAATAAAAAAGCGTTCACAAAATTAGCAGGAGATTTAAAAGAGCCTGCAGTTACAATTGTTGACGCTAACGGTGGGCAAGTCTTCACAACTTATAAAGGCCACAACGTCCACGCCCAAACTAAACACAAAGAATATACAACAATAGATCTTAAAAGACTTCAAGAAGATCACCCGAAATTATATGATCAATATAAAACTAAGGTTGTTAATTCTGTAACGCTTGAAGTAAACACAGTTAAAATATAATGGAATTAACATTATATATTATATTAATCTTAATTAGTTTCATGATCGCTTTTTTTGGTGTGATTGTACTTTTTACGGTTGATCCGTGGACGGGTTTAATTCTGTCCACGGGTGGTTTACTTTTATCAATTCGAACTATAGCGAGGGCATAACATGAGATATCGAGGATATTTTATAAACTTAAAGCCATTAGATTTTAAGGGCTCATGGTCGCTTGAAATTGAGCGAGGCAACTTTGTATCTTCTCGAGGCGTTAGCAGTGAGTGGACTATTAAGCAAGTCGAAGATTACGCCTTTAAAGAAATTGACAAGTTAATAGAAGAAGAGATAAAAACATAAATAAAAAATCACGGCACAACCTGGGGTTGTGCCGTGGTGCGACACTATTGCAGTTGACTATCTTAATTAGATGGGATATAGTGGGCTATGTTTAAATTAACAATAAAGGGAATAAAATGAACATAGAATATAAACAAGTTAAAAAACTAGTTAAGATCTTAGCTAAAGCAGCTAAGAGAAGAGGACAAGTAACAAGGGCAGCTAAAGCTGAAGAGATGGACCGAGGGTTAACGGCCATGGGCTTAATAGTTTGTAGACAAAAAAGAGATCAAGGCTTGAGCTCTTTTAGCTACGAGACCTTAGACAAAGTTAATAAAATAATACAGACAAGTTTAATTTCTAGATCAAAAGAAATTAGCTTCGGATAATTTCCCTAAAGCCCAGGCCTAACGGCCTGGGCAACCCATAGAGGTACCAACCAAAATCCAAAAATAGAAATTTTTATTTATTCAATTTTTTACGGTAATTTTTTCGACTTATTTAACTTTTACCTATAACCTGTATGACAGATAGAAGTAGTATGGCTTGGTAGAATTAGGGGGTAGATTTTAAGGGGACCCAAGGGTATAGTAAATTAAGATGACAGATACAGAATTATTGACCACCGATCAATTACGAGAGAGGCTCGAAAAAGTATGGTTGAAACATATAAAATTATGCCAAGACAACTTCTTGTATTTTGTAAAAAATGTTTGGCCAGATTTCATTTGCAGAACTGATAAGGATCCAGATAAGTGGGGACACCATCAACACATAGCACACGAGTTTACTAATATATCAAAAAATAAAAAAGGAAGGCTCATAGTGAATATGCCTCCTAGACACACTAAATCAGAATTTGCATCCATATACTTTCCTGCTTGGATGATTGGAAAGAATCCTAAAATGAAAATTATGCAGGTATCACACAACGCAGAACTTTCTGGAAGATTCGGTGCGAAGGTAAGAAACTTAATTGACAGTCCAGAGTATAAACAAATCTTTGGAGATGTTAGACTAAGAGAAGATAGTAAGGCAAAAGGACGTTGGGAGACCAATCAAGGTGGGGAATACTTTGCAGCGGGTGTTGGCGGTTCTATCACAGGACGAGGGGCGGACTTACTTATTATCGATGATCCACACACGGAGCAAGACTCACTATCCGATAGTGCAATGGAAAGAACTTTTGATTGGTACTTATCTGGTCCTAGACAACGTCTTCAACCTGGAGGCTCAATTGTACTTGTAATGACAAGATGGGCTCAAGATGATTTGACCGGTAGATTAATTAAATCACAAAATGAACCTAAGTCAGACCAATGGGAAACAATTTCTTTTCCTGCTTTGATTGGAGAAGATGACAATGTTCAACCCGTGTGGCCTGAGTATTGGTCTCTAGATGAATTAGAAAAAGTTAAAGCGTCCATATCAATTAGAAATTGGTCAGCTCAATACATGCAAAACCCCACGTCAGAGGAAGGAGCAATTCTTAAAAGAGAATGGTGGCAGCCTTGGGTCGGGGATCTTCCTACATTAAAACATGTTATTCAATCTTATGATACTGCATTCAGTAAAAAAGAAACTGCAGACTACTCAGCCATTACTACATGGGGAATATTCACGCCTCACGAATCAGGGCCTGATGCTATTATGTTAATTGATGCTATTAAAGGTAAATATGATTTTCCAGAATTAAAAATGGTAGCCCTCGATCAATATAAGTATTGGCAACCAGAAACAATTATTATAGAAGCTAAAGCTAGTGGACAAAGTTTATTACAAGAATTAAGAAGAATGGGTATACCGGTTATGGATTACACACCAGGAAGAGGCCAGGATAAACACTCACGGGTCAACGCCTGTTCTCCGATATTTGAATCTGGACAAGTGTATTACCCTCGAGACGAACATTGGGCTCAAGAAGTTATTGAGGAATGTGCTGCGTTTCCTCATGGTGAGCATGACGATTATGTAGACAGTACGACACAAGCTATGTTAAGATACCGACAAGGTTCTTTTGTAACTACTTATTCTGACGAGGATGAGGTTGAAAGTTATAAAGAACGTAAATACGTATATTATTAATCAAAGGAGACGACATGTCAAAAAAATTAAAAAGTAGATTAAAGAGAGCAGCACTCGCTGGTATAGCGATGTATGGTGCATCTAAAATGTTAGGAGCACAAAAAACTGCAGCTCCTATTGGAGCACCTCCAGGAGCTAAAACTCCATCATCAACAAAAATTAATGCTAACAAGAGAGTTGTAGATCTAGGTCCTTCAACAAAAAACATTGTTGGCAAAACTACAAAAACAACTGTAGATAGAGATGCTTTACCAAAAGAGATAGAAGAGAAAGCTTCTAAGATAAAAGCAGCTCAAAAGAAAATTAATAAAGCTGTTGTAAAAAGAAAAGAGGCAGGAATGCTTTCACCAACTATGCCAAAATCTGAA